ACGAGCGGCGTCAATGCCGGTTAGCACAACCGACCGCGTGGACGGCCTCCAGGCGCTAGGCGAGTCCATGCGCGAGCTATCGCGTGACGTGGCGCTGCGTGTGGCCGGACAGTCAACCAATGCCGGCGCGCAACTGATCAAGAAGCAGGCGAAGCGCAACATCGAGGCTAGCCCATCGGTGCAGACGCGCAGCCTGCTGGATGCAGTCATCGTCAAGAAGGTGCCGAAGAGTCAAACGTCGCTCACGGCAGAGCATTTGGTGACGGTTCGCGGGCGCGGAAAGAAGAAGACGAAGGGCAAGCAGACGATTGCTCCACACGCGCACTTCGTCGAGTTCGGCACGGTGCACATGCGCCCGGAACCATTCCTCGCGCCCGCATTCGATACGGAGAAGGAGCGCGCTGTCGCTGCCATAGCCGAGAAGTTGAAGGCGCGCATCGAGGCGGTGCGGCCGAAATGAAAGGTCATCTGTGGTGGTCAATAAAGGACGGCTTGGCGCGTTGGATCGCCTACCGCCTACCGCGTCGAATTGTATATCACGCTGGCGCCAGAATTATTGGTAACGCAGGCACACAACTATTGACGCCGCCTGAGAAAATCGACTGCGTCGAGGCCATGTCAGTGTGGGACATCCATGAATCGACGGTCGCCAAATGAGCATCGAGAACGACCTTTTCACGGCGCTCAAGACGCTAGTCGGCAACAGAGTCGCGCCGAACGAGTTCCCGCAGCCGCCGATCGTTCCTGTGTGGCCGGCAATTCGATACACGTTCGTCGACAACATCCCGGAGCATGACATCTGCGGCGACGGCGACGACACGACAGCGACGCCACGGATTCAGTTAGACGTCGTAGCAACAACCTACGCCGCCGCCCGCGCGCTACGCCTGCAGGTTATGGCGGCGATGCGCTCGTTCACGCCGCCGGCAATGCTTGAGAACAGCAGCGGGTTTTACGACGAGGAAACGAAAACGCAACGCGAAGTCTTGCAATATACGATTCATGGGTCGTCAAGCTAGGCAACTCGCCGGCTAAAGCGATTCACCACCTGGCCGCTTCTGCGGCCTTTTCTTTTCGCAGGAGGCATCATGTCTAGCGGCTTGCGGTACAAGTTCCAAGGCAGTCACATTAGCATCATGACCGGGTTCGGCGCTGACAGCCCGAGCCAGGCCATCACCGGCATCTCCAAGGCAAGTCCGGCAGTCGTAACCTACACCGGGCCAACTGTGGCGCCCGGCGCGGTTGTTTACATCTCCGGCGTCGGCGGCATGATCGAGGTCAACAATCGCGTATTCATCGCCGGCACGGGCAGCTCGGCCGGAAGCCTAAAGCTCTTCGACGTCGACTCGACCGGATATACGGCCTACACCAGCGGGGGCCATTTCGACGTTGGCGAATGGTCCGAGTTCTGCGAAGTCAAGAATTGGAACCGTACCGGCGCGTCCAAAACCCAAAACGACGTCTCGACGGTATGCTCAACCGAGCAAGAGTTCGAGTCCGGCTTGCCCGGTCCAGGGACTCTCGCGCTCACATTCAATTACGCCGGAGATACCAGCACGGCGCAAATAGCACTCACAGCATGGGATGCAAACAGCGAGAAGTTCGGCATCAAGCGCCAACTTCCTAGCAACGGCGGGACTCGGGTCTATATCGGCACGGTGCAGCAAATGTCCGATACCGGAGGGGTCAACGGGGTATGGGAGGCTTCGGCCAACATTCAACTTACCGGGCCGCATTACTCGGTGCCAGCATGAGTCTGCGGGAGAAGATGGAGGAGACATCGCTTGCCGGGAAGCCTCCTCGCAAGGTCGATACTAAGGAGTGGGGCACCGTCTACGTGCGCAAGGTTTCCTTTGCCGAGATCGAGCAGCAGGACAACGACAGCGATGAGGTAAAGGCGTTGATCGCTGTCGTCGGGCAAAGGCTGGCCGCTGCCGGGGTAATCGACCCGAACAAGGAAAGCCGGATTGCGGGCGCTCGCGGCGCGGCGCGCGTCATCTGCGACGAGTCGGGCAACAAGGAATACGACGAGTACAACGCCGATGACGTGTTCCTGCTTGCCACGCAACCGTGGGAGCTCATCAGCTCGGTGCTCAGGGAGAAAGACGAGGGAAACTGACGCCGCGCCAGGAATTCGCGATGGACTTGGAGTTGGCGCTCGGCCATCCGCTAGGCGACATGCCCGAGAGCGAGTTCCGGCGCTGGCAAGAATACGCGCGACGCAAGGCGCTCCCGCAACGCAGGATGGAGCTCTATTACGCCCAGATAGCCATGCACGTTGCGATAAGCGGCGGATCCACGAAAACATCCCTGCGCGACTACCTTTTCGATCCACCAGACGAAACGCAAGGCAACCAACGACCATTCGATGAAGATCACGAGTTCAACCCATAATGGCTAACAGTCTCGGCGCGCTCGTCGTCAGTCTCGGCCTGGATGCTGCTGGTTTTGTCAGCGGACTGACAAAGGCCGAATACCAATCCAAGCAGTTCGCGCAGAACCTAGAGAAGTCGATCGCCCGTGCGCGCGCAGAGATAGGGCATCTCGGCAAGGAATTGCTAACTGCGTTCGGTATCGGTTTCGGCGTGCATGAACTTTTCCGCGCGTTCGAGACCGTCATCGAGAAGGCAATCGAAGAAGAGCGGGCGCTCAGTCTGCTGAACGCCACGCTGAAGGCTACCGGGTTCGCTGCTGGTCTTACCGCCGAGCAACTGGAGAAGCTCGGGAGCGGCATTCAAGGCAAGACCATATTCGACGACGACGAGATACGAAAAGCAGCGACGGCGCTGCTGCGATTTCGTGACGTACAGGGTGAGGTGTTCGCGCAAGCGTTGAAGCTTGCGCCTGACGTTGCCACTGCGTTAGGGATTGACCTTGCGGGAGCTGCAGTAGCTCTAGGAAAGGCGCTTACCGATCCTGAGCACGGCATGAAGGCGCTAAAGGCTGCAGGGTTGTCGCTATCGGATCAGCAAAAAGACTTGGCGGCGCGCATGGTGGAAACCGGGGACAAGGCCGGCGCGCAGAAGATCGTGATGGACGAATTGACGGGGTCGATAGGCGGGCTGGCAGAATCGGATAACAAAGGCGCCTACGGAGCCACGAGACGACTCACGCGCGCGTGGGGCGACATGGAGAAGGCGCTTGGTCGCCCCATTGCATCTGAAGACAACGTCAAAAGGATCGACAGCATCACCGAGGCCATCGAGCGGTTTATCCGCGCCGGCCAGAAGCCATTCGTCAGCAACTTCGACACGATCAAGCGAGCTCTAGAAATTGCCGGACTGAAGGACGAGACATTTGCACTGCCAAAGCCGGAAACGCAAGAGGATCAATCGCTGAAGAATGCGCAGGAACGCGAGGCAGAGTTGGGCAGGCTTCGCGCCGACGCGGAAAAAGAGCGCGACGCAGAATATAACAAACAGCAGGCGCGGCTGAAGGCGCAGGAGGCCAATGCTTCGTCGTTCTTTGGTCGACAACTGGCGATCCAGAAGGCCGGACTCGACGCGCAGCAGGCGGCTTCAGAGTTCGCATACGCTCGCGGGACGGTAACGGTCGAGGACTTCTACGCGACGCAAAAGAAGCTCGCAGAAGAGGCCAATGCAGCCGTCGAGCGGTCGATAGACCAGCAGGCATTCGCCGCGCTGCGCCTGAAGGAATCGCCAAAGACGAACCTTCAGGAAAAGGAAGCGCTGCAACTCAAGGCTGATGCATTCGCCGCGCAGGTCGACGCCAACAAGATCACGCTTGCCGCCAAGCTCGACGATCTTACGCGCAAGCAAATCGTCGACATCGAGCGTCTAGGCGACGAGTACGGGCAACTGGCGGAGCAGATAGCGCTGTCCGGTGGCAATGCCGCCGCCGCCGCATCCATCGCGTTTGAGCGCTCGAATCGCGAGTTCACGAGACGGCTTACGGCGCGCGGCGACACGGGCGCGCTCGCGGATTTGGCGGGCCAACGGCAGCAGGCGGTCACGCTCGGCTCGCTCGCTGACGCCACGCGCAAGTACACGCTCACGGTTGAAGATCTCGGGGCGGCGCAGGCGAGCGTCAGCATCCAAGAGCAGACCGGACTCGTGTCGGAGATTGACTTACTCAACAAAAAGGCGGCCATCGCGAAGGAATACATCCCGATCTTGAAGTTGCAGATTGAGGCGCAGCAAGAAATCATCACGACCCTCAAGGATGGCACGGTGGAGAAGGATGCGGCACTGCGTAAACTGGCAGACGAGCGCTTGCTGCTACAGCAACTCGCGGCAACATCTGACGGACTGCGGAACAAGTTTTCCAACATCTTCTCCGACAACTTCACGACGGCGCTTGACGCGATCGTCAACCGCACCAAGAGCGTGAAGGATGCGTTTAAGGACATGGCGCGGTCCATCGCTTCGGACATCGCGCACCTTGCCAACCAGCAGATCGCCA